ATGAAGTGCTTGACTTGCGAGACCGACGACGTGAAGAGATTTACCTGCGTAGGGTGCAGAGACGACTGCTGCGATATGTGCTGCGCCCCTGATGGAATTGAAGACAACCAAGTTTACTGCCAGAAATGCGAGGAGTGCATTTACGTTGAAGCCGACAAAGATGTCGCTGAATGCGATATTTGCCACAAGGAGGGTCAGTTTTCGGATCACTTGTGCTCTGAATGCGACTGCGTGTGGGAGTGGAGCTGGAGGCGTGATGGCTACATCACCAAAAAAAGTGTGGTCGCACAAAACAGACGCGCGCCCAGAAAGTTTATCCTGAAGCTGAAGGGCGGCAAGGTGATCTCAAAGACAGAGGTGAAGTGATCACCAGCCACAAAAAAAAACGTCCAGATGTGCCCCCCATTTTATAGTGAAAACAAAAAAAATTGAAAGCAAAAAAAATTGAATACTAATCAGACAGGTTTCCAAACAGACACAGACACAGACGAAATGACGACTACTATGCAAATGATCTCATCAATTGTTGATGAAATGATTTCCTCGGCCATCACCCAGAGCGAAGACTACGAGCGCATTTGCCCCAAGTGCGGCCAGGAGATGTACGCAAATTGTGAACCCGAAGATGAAGGCGGTTGCTGGTTTGAAAATGCAACTGACGAAGATTTGAACGAAGCCCTGAAGACTGTTTTCAAGACAAACTTCAAAGAAGCAGCTGAAAGGTTGAACGAGTGGGCTGCGGCCAACGAAGACAGCAACTGGCTCCCCTACGTGCTCAACTTTGAGAAGCAACCCACCACAAACACCAGATTTTGGTACAAAATGACGAAAGTTGATCTTCTCAAAATTGTTGAAGGCATTTACTACGAAGACGAGATGCCTGAACTCATTCAAATCAGCGCCCAGTAAGCACACCGCAAAAAAGGCAGGGTAAGACCTTTTTTTTTTCCGGTCTGACGTCGGTCTCACGCATTATTTTTTTATCTTTAGCAATTGTATAAAGCTAAAATGGATATTGATGGAAGTGGACGCCCTTATACGGCGCAAGAATGGGAAGCGAAACTGTGTAAAGGCGAGAACTCTTTACTCGCACAGAAGAAGCGAAAGATTGCGGAGCGTGAAGCAAAGGCGACTCCGGCAAAGGCGACGCCGCCAAAAGAGGACACAAAGGCAAAAGAAGAGGCAGATTTACGAAAAATTAAAGAATTGCACGATAGATACTTGACGTTGCATAGGGCAAAATATACTACAAAGATCCAAAAAGAACTGGACAAAGTTGAAGATGAAATTAACCCGTTGATAAGACCTATCCTAAAAAGGCAGTTAGAACAGGGCTATTTTCCAGATGAAAAGGGTAGAATAACATTCAAAGTAATATCACCGAGAAAATTAGAATTATTTGATGAACAAGGACGAAACATAACAAAAGACTTGGGATTGGATCCTGATAGGAACGACGCCTATGATTATTTATATCGTGCAATCACGCAAAAATACAGATTTAGATTATTCAATAGGACCGCTGGATTGAGTAATGTAGAAGATCTAAAAAAGCTTCTGCCTAATTTGAAGGATTTGAAAGGAAGTGGAGAATTATTTTCTAATGATAGTGTAAAAGGAGGTAGTATGGATCGCTTAAAAAAACTATTAGACGCTCACCCTGTGAGTAAGCAGTCAGACAAGAGGGAAGAGCAAGGCTACACTAGGGAAGCCGAGCGGCTTTTTCTAAACACGGCTGATAGTCGCGCCAATCGGCAGGTATACCAAAACGAAATCAAGCAGGCAAACCTTTACGAGCAAAGTCAAATGCCCCCGTCTCCCGCAGATGTAGGTGTTTCCTTCAAGATCGGATCGTTTGTTAATAAATTATCACAACTCCTCGGCTTTAAAACCGACATCTACGGCCAGCTGCAGACCCTAATCAATCTAGGAAATTCTCCCGCGCGCTTGCTTTCAGATGCGCGTTTAATCAGCCTGAGTTCAGATTATTTCAAGATGGTTGATATTATTGCGACCTATAATGAACTTGTGAACTACATTAAACTTTATGCGCCCCAAATGTCGCAATCGTCCGATTTTGCAAACGGTGTAAACACTACCTATTTGCTGCCCCTGATTTCCTTGCTGAAACAAACGGGATCTCTGTATGCAACCTCATTCAACAATTTCCCCACAACCAATTTGAGGAACACGGGTCCAGAGCGGGCAGCATACGAGCGCTTTAGGAAAGGCGCGTCCGACGCATTTGCAACTGTGAAACTTATGGAGGACAATTTGAAAGCCGCGATATACACCAACGTCAGCAAGAAAGATGTTGACCGCTACAAAGCGGCGCAGCGGTTCCAGTCGGACATATTTAACCAGAATCCTCTACCCGTTGCACCTGCTGTTGATCCTCTTGTTCAGCAGCAGCAGGCGGCAGAGGCGGCAGCAGCGGCGGCGGCGGCGGCAGCGGCACAGCAAGGACAGCCAGGACAGCCAGGACAGCAAGGAGGACCAGCGGGGGCACCAGACGCAGGGCCAGCGCAGCCAGGAAATCCACAGTCGGGCCCGTTTCCGTGGCCTGCAATCCCGCCTCCACAGACACCGCAGGGCGGTTATGGAAATTATAAAACCCCTGATGGTGTTATGGCTTTGCTTCGTGCATATTATCAACATCAAGTAGACGGCGGTGTCCCAGAAGGCGCTGTATTTAATACTCGTAGGTTGGCTGGAGAAGCGGCAGGATTGAAGCGCGACATTCAGGATTTTTCAAATACTACCAACGATCCAGCTATAGGCACTCCAAGTGGCACCATTCTTAATAAACAATTGCCCAGAATTAGAGCAGAATTAATAGCGATTGCACAGCAAGCAGCAGCACAGCAAGCAGCAGCACAGGCAGCGGCAGCACAGCAGCAGCAGCAGCAGCAGCAGCAACAGCAGCCAGTTCCAGCACCCGTACAGCCAGCAGCGCCGGCGCGACAACTGACCCCAGAGCAACAGGCGTATTTGGACGCAGGCGGCACCGTGCCCCTCCAGGTTCCAGAGTTGGACGCCCAGCAAAGCGCCCAGGTTTGGGAGTTATACAAGGCCTACGAAATCCGCACAGACGCTGTTGTTGATCCCCAAAATATGGACGAAATGCGCGCATTTTATGCTACATTACCGCAGGATATTCAAGATGCTCTGCGAAAGGCAGGAACTCAAGATGAATTGAACGAAGATACTGCAATTCAGGACAGTTTGCAGGGTTGGATTACCAACATCAAGCAGCAGCGCCAGCGTTGGGGAAACGCGGAGCAGCCACGGGTCGCAAGCAATACCCTAATTGGTCTGGGCCGCGGAGAGCGCCGCGCAAACGCAAGGGCGAATGCAAAGCAATATTTGAACAGAGTTGGTGTTCCGCCCGAACTCCTCGCGAAATTGATGAAGCATTACGGGATCACAGATGAAACGCTAGTAGGTGAATTGGAAGGCAGCGGTATTTGGGATACAGTCAAGGACTGGGCTTCTTCTGCTGCGGATAGTGCGAGTGGCTGGTATAACACGATTGCAAACAATTTGCCGACTATGAGTGATGTTCGCAGGGCAACCGCCAGAATTATTCCAGACAGTCTGTCTGATTATGTGCCGTCGGGTCTCCAGCGAACCTGGGGAGACAAAGCAAAAGACTTTTTCGGGTTTGGTTCGCAGCGCGGCCACTTGGAGGATATGAAACTGCTCGCTGAACTGGAAAGAGGGCACCCCCGCACCGTAGATATGTCGCAGGGTCGCGAGGCACGCGAGAAAATGATGCCCTTTATTAACGAGTTGAATGCACCCGCGGAGTTCTTGAAACGCAGGGGTCAGATTCTTTCGGGTGGTGTGTATGAAGGCGTACACGACAACATTAACGATCAACTTCCGTATGAGATGTATGGAGGCAACGCGTCGCTTGATATGGACGAGGAAATGACCCCATTCAAACGCAGGATTGGATTGGCGAATCCCTTTGCTTACCAAAGCAGGGCTGATATGCTGCCTATTCGTCCCGCTCTGGCTTCCAACGCAACTGATATTGATGAGACGCTGCTGCCCTTCCAGGAAATGTATTCTACTACTCGTAGTGGCTTTGAGAAGGAGAAGGAGAAGCCGAAGGATATGGACGAAGATCCCGATCCGATCCGCATCACGAATGAAAACTGGAAGGTATTTACGGGTAGAATGAAAGCGCCAAAATATAAAATCTCATCTTAAGTTATAACCAACCAAGAATGCGCCCTACTTACGCCCTTTTAGCACTTTTGCCCCTCCTTTTTTCTGCGTCCTGTGTATACGCAGTCCCAATTGATGAACTTGCCCTTTCTCAATCTTCCGATTTGGACTTTACGAACGCAGACGAAGCCGAAGATTATGGGGCAGCCGATTTTGAACTCGGACTTGGATCTGACGACGACGCAAACGAAGATGAAGACCTGCGAGGCGGCCGCCGACGAGTGTATAAGGCAGTCAAAAAAATCCTTGCAAAGCCAAAACGCGAATCAGCACCCAAACCAGCACCCGCCGCCCCTACCGTCATACGACGGGCAGCCCCTGTTGTATTACCCGTATCGGTTGCAACACATAAATTCATACCCGTTCCTGCAACCCAGAGCGCCAAAGCAGACAAAGTAGCCCACTACATAAGCGTTCTTAATACAGATATTGATAAGAATCACCGGGTGTTTATGGATCAGTATAACGCGGAACTAGCCAAGTTGCGCTCCATCTCCAAGAAGAAACTGTATACGGAGGAGGAGTATCTCAAAGCACAGCGCGAACTGAATGCCAAATACAAGGTGTGGAAAGATACGCTGCACGCATTCAGCGTGAGCAATTCAACCCTGTCTTCGCTGCGACACCACAACAGCAGTTTCACAGAAGAAAAAAATCTGCTTACACATCTCTACGAATACGTTAAGATGTTTTCCACCAAGCAGGGTTATTACAAGCATAATTGCGTCTGTAATGCAACGATCGTGGGCGACTTGCGAAGTGTTCAGTCAGCGACCACGCTGTCTTAATCCGAGGCGGCCAGAATAGCGGCTCTGTGTGTTTTGAAATGTGGGACCTGGGTTCCAACAGCCTCAGCCTCCGGCTCGTCATCAACAAGTGTGAGATTGAAAGGGGATAGATATTTTCTTACTGCGATTTTGTACCATTTGACGTGAGTGCCGTCTCCTTTGTTTACCTTCCCATCATATTTGGGAAGATAAGCGTATCCTGCTCTGGTGTAGAGCTCGCACAGGCGCGGGTTGGTTGCATCAAACTCCACGGCCTGGTTTGAAATACCGAAATTCTCCGAGGTGCGAATCATTCTCTGGTAAAGTTCCGTGCCGACGCCTTTCTCTTGAAACTTGGGGTGCACGAAAATATACTGGAGCGTGGTCAAGTATCGTTCGGCGCCACGAAGTGTATCCGCGGTGAAGGCGATAAACCCGACGACGATTGAACCACCTTTGGTGGCTTTCTTTGCGAGGTGCATAAAGTAGGGGGAGCCAGCGTAAAATCCGAATGTGTCCAGGCCCACCGTGAATCTTCCGATCTGCTTCGTGTAAAACTTGTTCCTCTTGGCGAGGTTGTAGATTTGCTTGTTTTGTGCTTCATTTTCACGTCTCTCGCGCGGGAAGTATTCCTCAAAGTAGATCCCCTTGGATAAGTGGTAAGCCTTTTGTGTTTCTCTGGTGTGTTGCATCTTGTATCTTGTTTGCTCTTCGTATATATGCAAGTTGTAAAACTCAATCAATTTTTTTAGCGATTTGCTAATGCCTTGAATCTGTGAGTATATAACTACTCAAAGAAACCAATTCAATTTTTTTTTAAATTCAAAAATTAAATACTTATTTTTGATTTTTCCTGAAGATTTAGGATTATTTATTGAATTAAAAAAAAATTGATTTGTTTTTATCTTTATCTTTATGTAATACACAGACAGACGCGAATTACATAAATGACTACTATTCAGAACTACCACGAATGCAAGAGGTGTGGTGTGGAATGTACACTCAAAGATGGTTTCAAATGGTTCAGGGAAGATGACACCTACGAATGCCAGACTTGCTTTGACAACGACGACTACGAAGAACTCTGCCAACAATTGAACTACTACTTCAGCCGCCAGGCAATCGTGCGCTGGTTCACAGAGAATCTGCCCGAGAAGGAGTGGCTAGAGGAGATCGCAATAGAGTTCGTGCACGAACTGGAAGGAGACGCAGACACGGACACGGACGAGAATGATGAAATGACTCAATTGGAATACAGGGAGTGGAACCGCGAGAATCCAGAGATTGCGGCATTAGGCCGACAGGTTGAAACGCTTGAAGCCGAGCGCGCAAAGTTGATTGCTTACATCAAAGAGCAGCAAGAGCACATTCGGGTTTTGGGTGCACAATATGAAGCGGACAACGGTCGCCTAGCAACTGCTGACTGGGATACTATTCTAGGATCGTCTGACGACACCAACTCGGGTGAGGCGCCGGCCGCCACACAGCCGATCCCGATCCCCGCGGAACGCAAGTAGGTTCAGGGACAGGATCGTCCATACACGGTGAGCCAAAAGAGACAGAGCGCATTCCAAGGCGTTCAGCAGTAGATGTCTCTAATTTTTTCTTCAGAGCTGCATTCTCTGCTTCTAATTCCTTAACACGGGTGTAAAGTTTATTAACTTCGTAAAATGAAATAGCGCCTTCCATTAATTTTAAGTACACGGGTCTTAAAATTAATTGAGAAAAAAACACCCTAAAAGATCACTCAACGGCAACCAAAGGTAATTTTCGGGGGTAGAGAAATAGACACATTAGGGTTTGGGCACAAAGCAGGCAGGACCCTTTTTGCTAAATCTACGACGGGCTTAATAGGTGGACGGGGGATTTTGATAGGCATTTCTTTCTACATTAGTCGGAGATAATAATTTTATGCATTTATGCTTAACCCAAAAGTTAGGTGAAGAGGTGAAGCCAGGTGAAGCAATTTTCAATCCGTTTGTATATCCCGAAACAGCGATTCTAGCCTATAGGATAGGATCGCCAATCACTTCACCTCACCTCACCTCTCCACCTAAAAACGACCAAGTTTTTTTATGATATTGATTTATTCACGATTTTCAAAAAAAATTGAATTGTTTTTGTTGAATAAAGTTTAGTGTATGCAACAAATCAAGAATGGAATTCAAAACAATTTATGACGACTGCGACAAACGCATCAAGACAATTGAAGAGAACATCAGGTTTCACGAGTGCAAGTGTCTCTTCACTCGCCTCGCAGGAAATCAAAGAGCGGAGAACGAGAAATCGTGGAACAGATTGAAGAATTGCGAGAACAATTTGCGTCTCGTCAAGATAGAGAAGATGATTTATGAAGCAATTGAACAACAAAAGACGGCGAACCTCCCTTTGTTGTTTAAAAAATACAGCGAAAGCGTCAATTTGTCGCTTACATTAGCAAAAAAAGTGGCGACAGGTGAAGAATATGAGCAATTCTGTCTTGGAGCGAAGACCCAGCGTGATTACATTATGACTCTGTGTGCTTTATGAGAAACAGTAAGTGCAATAAAAACAAGGCAGGGTAAGACCTTTTTTTTATTGAATACCGGCTGTACGTTTTGATCGTACGACCTCGGAGTTATGAGCCCCGCGCGCTTCCTCTGCGCCAAGCCGGTTAATAAAGGGAATATTATTTACAAGAAAGGAATTTTTGGTTCTCTTACATACCAAGATGTTTCGCCATACGGCCACCTGAAGTGCCGCCACCAGACAAACCACCAGCGGACATACCACCGCCAGAAGTGCCCATACCAACAGCCTCCATCAAAGGACGAGCAAGCATCTTAACCTTGTCCTCAATTGCACCACCGACGAGGCGGGCAAGGCCAGACTTGGAATACTGGGGACGAGAAGACACAGCCAACACGTCAGCACGGGACAGAATGGCGGTGTAGGTCTGGGAAGTGCCGCGCTCAATCGCGAAGACACCGCTGTTCATAGTGATCAGCACAAGTTCATACTGGTTAGGCGCAATTTCAAGACCCGTGTTATTCTCCAATTCAACCTTGAAAAGTAATTGAAAGGCTCCAATTGACCCGGGTGCGTACACGTCGTCAAGCTCAATATGGCGTCCAAACTCAAGAGCAAGAACAGCGCCGCAGAGAGGGATACTTTGGGGAAGCCCGTCGTTTGCAGACTGGCCACCCTGGGCGCTCTTGTAGGCAGAGCCGCTGAACTCATTCCAAGTCTGGTTGCTGCCTGACTCAACAGACATACGCCACAGATCAAGCTGGGTTGCACCAGACAAGAGACCCGCCTTGTTGTTGAATGAAATGTTGATCTTCCTAATGGGAAGAAAGCTGTCGCTGTCGGCGGGAGTTTGGTTGCCCATCTTCTTCCTTGCGACGATAATCAATTTATCGGGCACAGAGTTCAATTGGATACTCTGAAAAGTCTGCTCAACGGCAGCACCGTTTGCGGGCAGAGTAGAACCAACATCAGTTAAGTACCTCGGGTACTCAGCAAATGGCAGCACATTTCTAGCGGAAACCAAGTTAGAAGGCTGACGAGTTAAGAAGAGCATTTGAAGTTGGGAAGAAGCGACATTCGTGATTGTAGCGGCGCTGACGGCGAACTGGGAAGTAGAGCTTGCGGGAGAAAAATTTCCAGTAGTTCCGAGCTGACCAAGAGCAAGGCGGAAAGCGCGATTTGCGGAACCCAAATTAAACGTGAAATTCAAGGTCTGGCAACCATACATACCCTGGTTGTTGCTTTCAGGGTCGCACCAGATGAAGGGCGAAAGCATCAGGGGTTCGCGAGTCTTAAAGGTGATGGTGATGTCGTAGGGGGCGTTCTGGTCCTGCACGTAGGGCTGGTTTCCAGCAATAGAGATGATCTTGAAAGCACCGCGGGGCTGAAAGTCCTGATCATACTCGCAGTCGTTCCAACCAGCGTTGGGGTTGTTATTAGCACCAAGCGCGTCAGCGTATCTGTAATAGCTGTCGTATTGGGTGGGAGTGGCGTTGTTCAGACGGGCAACCTCACGGCGATCACCGAAGCGGAGCAGCTGGAACATAATGTCCTTTTGGTTGGTGCTGACGGTGTTGTTGTTGATCGTGGCTTGGATAGTATTGCAGCACGAGTGGAAGGGGAAGGGGCCAAGGGCGGAACCGTATGCTAAATTAACAGCACGGGAGCCAACCTGCATACTAGAGTTGGGGGTAATAGTGAATTTGACGGACATCTCGGTCTCAATCATAATGCGTCTGCTAAAAACCGTGGACTCAGACGGCAATTGTACGTTGAAGGTAATAGATGAAGGACTTATGGAAATCGCCTGATATTGGGACGGGGTAATATTCTGCGCGCCCTTAAAGACGGCGTAGCGAACCTTGTCGGTGGTCAACAGAAGATCATCTTGAACACAAATCTTCTCAAAATCTGCGGAGGCCATTAGGATTTATATTTGCTTTATAACTAATGCAAAGATAAAAAAAAAAGAAATACGCCTAAAATAAATTAGATACTCTCGGCATTCTTCTTACGAAACATTACTTTCAGGGAACAAGAACAACCGTTCTGGAGAAAGAAATCGTGCTGGATTCCGTAAACATCTTTCCAAAGCACGTTGATCTGAATGCCGTATAATGGGGCGTTGGATTGCAAATCAATCAAGCGATATTCGGCGGTCGGTAAATAGAGAACATTCGGAAAATACTCGGTTCCGTTTACTAAATTAACCACGAGATCTGTAATTTCGTTGCTTATATTGTCGTTCTGGCCAGTAGCCCCACCAGTTCCTACATTATCGCTTAATGATCGCGGAACGCCTATCAATTGGGGTAATACAGGAACCAAGGTTGTCGTAAACACGAGGGACTGAATCGGGCAGAGAGTAGCACCCGTGCTATAGGGTTGTTCCATAAAATAGGCATCAAATGGTGGGCCTACTCCTACAAATGGAAGAGGATATGGAAGGATAGGAGGGGGAGTAGGGGGAACGGGGGTGGGATTGGCAGGAACATAATTGCCCTGCGGGCCGCCCCTTTTGTTAAATACCTTCAACAGATAGTTTGCCTCTGTGTCGTTGATTGAGGTTGGGTTGGGATTGTATGTGTAGTTGTGAAATGTCTCTAAAGAAGAGAAGAGGGTAAATAGGGGGTTGTTAAGGTATACAAATCCCGTGGCCGTACCGTTTCCTAAACATTCTTGTTCAAAGATAAGACGCGGCGCCACATAGGTCAACTTCGCGGAGGGCGCGTCCCAGAGAAAATAGGGTTCATTTCCCACGAGCCAAGTCGCAGGGAGGGTAATGGCCGGCACAGCTGCTGCCGCCTGTGCGATAATATCGGCGAATGCGGCAACAAGTGCGTTATTCATCATACAGACGAACGCCTGAATGTTATTGCACCAGTAGTAGGGTTCGGTGTTGGCCTGAACTGTTGCGGGGACAACACCAGGAGCAGGATAGATGTTAGACTGTGGCACCCAAATCACGCGCTCCTTTTTGATCAGCCTATTCGCTGGTGCAGCAGGTGGATTGTATTCAACCGTAATGTAGTAGACAGTATTGTTCCAAGGCGTACCTCCTGCGCTGTTATTCAATTCAATCTGTGGGATAAACAGGGGCATACTGCCCGCTGTGTCTAAACTAAACCTCACAATAGACAAGAAGTAGTCCGAGGGATTGTCTAGAATAGGACTGCTTCTGATCTCCGTAAATGTGAGACGATTTGGCTGCGCTGCTTGTGCGGTAGTTTGTGAAGGCTGCACAGTATTTACAACATCAAGATCATAATATATCTGCGTTGGTTGCGTCATTACTGGTTTATATTTGCTATATATTCTTACTTGATATAAAAATTTGCTTAATTTCTATATTATTTTATAGTTTTATATCTTGTAATAATCAATATCGGGCCTAGGTCGTAATAATCTAAATAAACCGTGAATAATCTAGGCAAATTAGATTAAATCGGGTAAAAATAGATCTATTATTCCCTGTAATAGTGTATTTCGGTTAGATTAATACCATTTTTGTTGATTATTGCGGTATTTAATCTAAAGGGGTCGGTAATAATCCAAGGATCGGGCCAAAAAAGGTGAAGAGGTTAGGTTAGGTGGAGTGAATATCATACTTATCTATAGTGTGGATATGTATGATTTGAGAAATAGAAATAGATTGCAAAAGACCTCACCTTGGTTCACCTGCCTCACCTAAATCGCTAAATGATTAGGCAGAGGTGATATTAACATCAGGAAGAGAATTGGCGAGAACAACATAGGAAACCGTCCCAGCGAAGGCAGCATCTCTACCAACAACTGTGAAACCAGTTCCTGCTGTGATGGTGATAGTAAAGAGGTTGTTTGTGAGCTGTGTACCACCAGCAGGGACACTTCCAGCAGTAGGATTTATAACAAGAAGGCCAATATAATCAGTAGCAGTAAGTGATTTGCAGGGAACAGTACAGGTCTGACCTGCAACAAAAGTCAGAACGCCTTGCTGTTTAACTGCCGATCCAGCAACGCTGTAAGATGAAGAAGACGCGAGCGACATTAGATATTATTTGTTTATAATAAGTGCAAAGATATTATTTTTTGCTAAAATGTCTTAATTATGAATAAGTTATACCTGCCGTTTTGGCTCCAATTTGGATCCAGGCAGTTTTTCCTGAATTGGCTATATATGATTGACTTTGAGGACAGGTGGGGCCATTAAAAGAAGCGGTATGATAAAGTGTACCATTTTCAATAAAGCCGATAAAGGGTGTACCACCATTACCCAAAGTGAAATTAATTGTGGCGTGAGTATCTGCCGCATACCTAAAAATGGAACTTTTCGCTGCTACTTGTAGAAGATTCACTACTGGTAAAGCATCATAATCAATAAATAGATAAATACCACCATTTAAAATTACACCACCAGTCGTATCCGGAATAAACCCTGTAGGAACAGGCGTCAGCGCGGTCGCTAATGTTCCGTTTGCAGCCGAATAGTAATAAACATAACATACTAAATTAGTTGTATCATTATACAGAATGAAATCATACGCTACTTGTCCTGCCCCTATATCAGTAGTTCCTCCTACTGCACAATTGAAGCTAAAAGGGATCGCGGGAGCTGGATAAGTTCCAGTCAGGGCGTTAGTGGCGTTAGTTGCTATATTATATGCTACAGGAATGCCTGATGACCCGCAAACTACAAAAACGCCCGCCCCCTGTGAGACCATAGGCCTCAAGCAAATCGCGTCCGGAACAGGAGTAGGTGCACCTGTAGGGGTGGCTGCCCAAGGGGCCCCGGCGATAGGTAAAGTCCATTTGGCCAAACCGTGAGAGTTTGCTGGAGCAGGTATATTCGTATTTGCATCTACTACAAGTTCATCAAACTCGCCTACTATCAGGAGCTGGAATGTTGCTGCGTTCCAATATAGATCATTAACAGTTCCCGGCCCCCCGCTCAATCTTACCCCCAAACCAGCGGAAATAGCACCAGTAGAAAGGTCGTATGCATTCGTAGTTGTATTATACGTACACAAACTCATAAAGCCGCCACTTCCTGGAACAGCGGGAGAGCAAAGAATATTGCTGAACTTTCCACCTATTACGTATTCGCTGGTTCCTGGTATTAACGCGATTGAGCTGCAATATCCTTGGGGTCCAAATCCACTCAAGCCGAGTGCAGTTCCCACGTTGGGAGAGGGTAGGTTGAAAGCAGTTATACTCAGAGTATTTTGAAAACTGACCCCCAATATTTGACTACATAATAGGGGCGGTGCAGGGGTTGGACCAGTATATATTAATTTAGTAAATGCACCAACTATAATGATACTGTTTCCCATCAAAGAACTCGCTCCTTCTGGCCCGATATAGCCATACACGCGCGCTGGGGCAGCATATTCTTCAAAGATCAAATGTCCAAGCGTGAGAACAGATCCTGAACCTTGATTTATTATATCCAACCTAATTGTTCTCGCACCGTTTATGATTTCAACTACTCCCTGAAGACCGCTGTCGTTCGCTGCCGGATTTTGAAAGTTTTTGAACCACGGGGTAGTAAACTCTAATTCATAGGGCGCCGTATCGCCACCCTGACTTTCCACAGCGTCCCACGCAGCGTTTGGCTCTTCGGCCACGAGTATCATAGTTTCATTCAAGGATTGCGGCTGCGCGACTTCTACGGTTGCTGCGTTGCTGCGATTGATCGTAGGGCCGCCAGAAGGGGGCGCAGGAGTAGCCCAACGCATACCACTTGGTGCGCCTGCGTATACTTCCAATACCTGGCCGTCAGTTGCACCGATCGGCAATATCACGCCTGTTTTTGCAGCCGTACCTACGGGTAAATCCCCTTTTGCTGTATATGCAATAGAAAGTTCATTCACACCAGAGTTTGGAGGATTTTCTAGATCTTGAAGAGGTGCTATTGTGGTTATTGATCC